TTTTGCTAAAACATCAACATCAATTTCTGCTTCGAGATCAGCGTCAATAAACAAGTGTAAATCTTCCATATCGGAACGTGTATGAACAGCAAGAGCATTAAAATTTCTTGAACCGTTTGGCAATGTCATTTTTCTAGCGGTTGCACGCATTTTCTTAACAAATTCTTTTGCGGCTGTTTCAGTTGTTGGGTCTGTAATAGGTACAACTTTGAACATTCCTTTTGATTGGTAGTTATCAATTAAAAGTTTCATGTATTGATATTCTTCCACTTCTGCACTATTGTAAATAGCATTAATAATGGAAGAAAGGAAACCTTCAAAATTACCCCATGATACAAACGCCGATTTTAACGAATCATCTTGAATGGTTTGTTCGTACATATCCTGGCGATTACGTTCATGGAAAAGCGTTTTAACGTTTGGAATCTGACGCTTAAAAACGGTTGATTCTGCGTCTTCAGGGTCATACTTTTTAGATTTTGTAATATCGGTGAAAATTTCTTCAATAGTACGTCCTTGAGGCATAGCGCCTTTTTTAAATTTCTTTAATGGGTTTTGTAAGGAAACTTTACGTAATACCACTAGTCCAATTCGATCAACCAAAGCGGTAACGAATTCATTTTGTAATGATTGATTAATTAAAATTCCTTGTGCAACTTCTAAAACATTTTCCGCATTCGCAAGCGGTACATAGTTTTGAAAATTATCGCTTGCACTATTCCGAATAGCATTTACAATGTCATAGGTTTGTGTAACCCCTAATGCTGTTCTTACATCTTTAATGGTAATTCTCATTTGTGTTTATCCCCTCTCTAATGATTCAAGTGTTACAGTTTCGCTAAATTCTTTTTCTTCAACTTTCTTTCCTTCTTGTTTGTCAGTAACACCGATTTGACGAAATAGTTTACTATTAGAGATAACTAAATCAGCGTTATCGCTTTGTAGTTTTGTGTTATTGGTTGTTAGTGTTTCAAAATCTGTTAAGTCTGTCGCTTGTTGTACACGCAATTGTTGTAACAATTCTGTTCGCCTGCTTTGTTCCAAATCAGGGGTTAATAATTAATTCAAAATGGCTTCGTGATCTTCTCTTGTCATTGGCATTTCAATAACACTCCTTTCCAAGATTTTCTTTTACATCCTTATTGTATCATTTGTCGAAATTTGTTTATAGAGTAATAGTGTAGTTGGAATGAAATACCTTTACATTTACAATAAAATGGTTGATTTTTGTTATACAAAGTTGTATCATTAAAAGTGTAAAGAAGGTTTCGTTCTAAAACTCTATGAAAAATTTGTTGAACTTTTTTAAATAAAATGTTGCATTATGTAGAATAGAGTGATAGAATAGTAAATGTAGAGGATAGTTCGACAACCTTCTACAATAAAATAGAAAAGAGGAATCGAAATGAGAAAAATGATGACGAAAGAAGTCACAACAACCACTGTAAAGGTGGCAAAAATGGAAATGGTGGACGGTCAACCGAATGCGGTTGCTTTACCTGATGAAGTGATCTTAGGGAACGTATCACTTGAAAAGGCTCAAAAATTTGTTAATAAAAAACATGGTGCAGGTGCAACAGTTTTCCAAGTGGAAGCGAACACAAATGTTTATGAAATGCCAGTTGAGGAATTTGTCAAGGTTGCTACTTTAAAAGTAGACGAGCCAAAAGAAGATCAACCGCAAGAGTAACAAAAGTAAAATAAAAAAGAAATCTCTATTTATAGGTTGCGGAAACAACCTAGGATTAAATTAGTATTCTATTGCCATTCATAGTAGTTTTAAATTAAAAACACAAATACACGAAAAGAGGAAACCATAATGACAAACCAAAACGAAAACAAAAATGAAGCTAAAGAAGTACAAGAACAAGAAACCACAATTGCTGTTGTAGAACGTGAAACTGATGATTATGTGATCTATAAAAATGAAGAAGGTAAATATGTGCGTAAAGCAAAATTTAAAGAGTTTTCCAGTATTCACCCGAAAACAAGAGAAGATAAAATTTGGATGTTGA